CCCCGACCCGTACAGTAACCCCAACGGTAACCCCGACTCCAACTGTAACCCCGAGTATAACACCAACAAGCACAGTAACACCAACCGTAACACCAACAGTAACACCGACCTTACCTGAATGGTTAAACTGGATATTATACGATGCTACTTGGAATGATTCTAAAGTTTGGAATGATTTTGCCCCGTGGAGGGACATACCTCTACCGAGTCATCCGTTTTATTCTATTTTATATACAGGTTTTTGGAACGATAGCTTTGGATGGAGAGATGATGTACTGTGGAAAGATGGTCCGTAATTTTGTAGAGAATAACAACATTAGGATTAAATAAAAAATATGGCAAGACAAACTTTTTCAGTTGGAGATGCAGGCTCTCAGGTGAGAGCGGTTATAGATAGCAACTTTACAGAGCTTTACGATACCTATTTACCAAAAGCAGGTGGTGATCTAACAGGGCCTTTAGACACTACTATCGCAACACAAAATAGACAGATTGCTTTTATTACAGGTAACAATCTTACGTTATCGCTTTCTGGGTGTTCTTTTTTTACAGTTACACTTTCAAGTAGCATTAATAGTATTACGCTTAATAATGTTCCAGCGAGCCCAAAGGTTTTTTCGTTTAATCTTCAGTTTATTTATAATAGTGATACATCGTATACAGTTAACTGGACCGGAACAGGAAATTATAGGTGGTCAAGTGGTATAGCGCCTACATTAACTTGTTTGAATAATAAATCTGATCTATTTACGTTTTTAACGTACGATGGTGGAGTAAATTGGTTTGCGTTTGTTTCGGATCAAAATCAATAATAATTAAAAATATGAAACTTTACTGTGAAATTGAAGAAAAAAATGGTATTAAAACAATAAAAAGAGGTCCATGCCCTTTACCTCAAAATACAGAAACTATATCTAACTTTAACGCAATAACAGACGTTAATATTTTAAAACAACACGGGTGGTTGCCTTATAGTAAAATAACAGACAATAAAAAAGTGATAGTTAGTAGTAATGTAGTTATTTTGGATGATGTTGTACAGGAGACATTCGTTACAAGAGACGAAACAACAGAAGAGAGTGAAGCTTTAAAATGGATTGAAATACGAAAACAAAGAGATATACTTTTAAGTGAAACCGATATTTTAGTTCTTGCAGATAGATGGGAAAAATTATCAACTACGCAAAAACAAAAGCTCTCAACTTACAGACAATCTTTACGTGATTTACCACAAACATATGAATTTTCATATGATGTTGTTTGGCCAATAAATGATTAATAATGGGTCTTTTTCTAAACACACTCTTAGGTTCAGGTAAACGTGTTATCGACCCACTATCTATCGACGGGTGCACGTTATGGTTAGATGCTACAACAAATGTGCTTGACGCAGCTAATAACCCTGTTACTCTTAATGGCGCGGCAATTGCAAAATGGAAAGATCGTACAAGCAACGGATACGAATTCACACAAACAACCGCTATTCGTCGGCCTACATATTCAAGCAATTCGTTAAACGGTTTACCAGGAATAAGCTTTGATGGTAGTCAAGCCCAAATACTCGACGGAGGCACAACTGTCGGTAATTTAGAAAATAAATGTTTATATATAGCGTTAGTGCATAAATTTAATATTGGTTCTCCAACTGGTTTTTTTGAAAATGTAATTTCTAAATCTGGAGGGTACCCTTCAGCTCCATTTACCCCAGGGGGATGGAGAATTGCACGATGGGATTATCAGGCAGCAGCGTTTACACCTTCAACTTATGCCTATTACCATATGAGGTATGATGCTAATGGTAATTTTGAATACGGTACCGGTAACCATACAACCACGAGTGCAACATACACACTCTTTTCAATTCCACGCTCAACCGGTCGAACACCGTTTGATGTCCTGTTAGACATTAATAATACAAGACTCGCTTCAGTTAGCGTTAACGATAACAACACTAATTACAACACAAATCATAGATTAACTATAGGGGGAAGTTACATATGGACCTCTACCAATCCGTATGTTGTAAATCCTACAACACCGTTTTATGGGGATGTGTATGAAATAATATTTTATCAAAGAAATTCACCTCTTAAAGCAAAAGAAATTACAGGGCTTTCACAGTATATTAAAAGAAAATGGGGTATCTAACATAAAGTACCATTAAATATTTATTTATGGTATCTATGATTGAATATCGCCCATTAAGCGCATTACAACCTATTACGCTTGAATATTCTTACGGATACGAAGAAAAACTCAACAGAGATAGCATGCTTTATGCCGGGGGTATACGCGTCGAAAGCACAAAAGCGTTTAGAAAATTTAGAGATGTTTCCTTAAACAAAGGTAATTGTTTAGTATTGACAAACACAGTTAAATTAAGCGATGTGTTTATTGGTAAATCAGATACGTTTGAGACCGTATCTGGTACTGTTTTATTACAACTCGGTACATCAACATCGTATTTTTTAGCAGAAGATATAACAACCGGTAGAGTAACAGTGTCTCGTACCCCTTCATTTATACATGCTGTAAATATAGAAGAAACTAATGAAGTTGAGTTACTTATTAATGGTAAATATCTTCAACTTGAAAAAACATACCCATACACAGTATATCTTTCTGAAAATACTTTAATTGGAAGTGAATTATATAGACAGAGATTTAAAGTTGTAAGAAGTAAGAATACGGTTAGTTTTAGAGCGTCTGTAGCGGAAGGTCAAAGATTTTTAGCATTTAATAATGACGACATACTTCGAGCTACCGGGGTTGTATTAAACAATACAATAATCAATAATTATAAGTTTAACGTTTTTGAAGTTGCATCATATGTAAACTCAGTACCTAAAGGTTTTATACCAGAAACAGGTATTGTTTCATATTTTATGAGTTTTGAAGATAAAAAATATAATAAAAACGTTTATGTGAGAGAAAGAAAAAATGTAGAAACTAATTTATTAGCTAGTTTTTCTTTATATGAAGCTGCAATAAACGGTACAGCTGTTGTGAATTTCGCTAATTTACGGACCAACTACACCCCAGAGGGTACACCTATTACAATCCCGCTTACATCTAGTAAAGTACCAGATATTAAGGTAACATCAGAACCTATTACTGTCATTGTACCGCCTTCAGAACCTCCTCCTCCACCACCTGAAGTTATACCAGAAAACGTACTTTTAAAAGAAGATAATCGCCCACTTGTACAAGAAAATAAATACTATATTGAGCTGGAATAAACCTATATGTTTAGCATAAGTAAAACAAAAAATGAGTGCATGTAATTTTACCACAGAAATTAACGGAACAGATTGTATTGGAGATTCAAGAGGTCTTATTAATCAAAATTTTTTAAATTTAGATACTGCTATTTGTGAGCTGTCTGCTTCTACATTTTTAAGAGATGCAATAGGTGGTCTCGAAGAAACAGACTTCAATCAAGTACGGCTCAATTCTTCTTTGCGTACATGTTATAACTTTTACCCAGCTAAGTTTAATAATTCTACAAACCCGTATGAAAATAGAGTATTAGGTACATATAGCAGTACACATAATTTACCAGCTTCGTTTACGTCTCCAACACAGAATGTTCTTTTAGAACCTCTTAATAACGAGTACCCTAATTTAGATATACCGTTAATTGATGCAGCATTAATTAAATTCCGTGTACATGGTACTCTTTTTAGACCTGATGGTAGCCTGGGTATACGTACAAGAAGAAAAAACACTGAGCCATGGTATACAGTTTTAGAAACTTTTGCAGCGGGCCCGGAAAATATTTTTAACGTAGGAGAGTCAACAACTGAAATAATTTATTTCGATAAAACCACAAATCGTTTTGAATGGGAGTTATTTGATACAGGGGTAACCCCATTCCCGGTTTCAGGCGGAATCACGCAAAACGCAGAATATAATGTAACAATAGAGTTACTCGGGTATTATTTCAGAGTTGAATAATTTATGCCATCTGGAATTGTAACTAAACCAGACGTAACATCTCAACCGCCAAATTTTGGAGTTGGGGATACCTATTCATGGATTAAAGTTAACGGTCTTGAAGACTATAGACAAATGTTTGCAAGAGCGGTTTATGTAACTAATTTAAGTGAATTATCTTTATCGTTAAGTGCTTCTGATGTTAATATTGGGGGTGTTGAAATTGTAGATCATGATTCTGGGTTAAGATGCGATGTTACATCTTTTAGTTATGAAGATGGCTCGTATAACGCGTTAAGAGTAGTTACTCAAGATTTAGATCCATCATTTGATGGAGTTCATCTCGGGGACACAGAAGGAAATGTTGTCGGTGTTAACCCGGATACATCATCCCTTCTTACAGAAATTACAAACTTTAACACGCTTTCATCCTTATTAAAATTTGATAATATCATAACACTTTTAAACGTGTTAACCGCTAACGACCCCACTCTTGATCTTAATACAGATGCTATTGAAGATCAGCTTAATACGGTAAATAGTTTATTAAACGCATTAACAGCTAGAGAGTATGAAATTAATATTAACGCAGACCATATTAATATTAATACAGATGAAATTGAAGGTCAGTTTGATACCGCAAATAGTTTATTAAACACACTAACAAGTTATAATGTTTATGGTACAACTAATACTCTACCACTACATATAACAGGTAATTTAGTAAATCAGCAATTTTCGTACACTGATAATTCAGGTTTAGATGCTTTCGGGCGCTTGAGAGTTTCTGAACCATACACACTTTTAGATGCGAAGCATTTATACGATAAATTGCCGTTTATTTTTGATGAAAAAGTAAACGGAACAGCAACATCTTCTTTCTCATCAAATGATTCGATGGTTGTGATGTCGACAACTAACCCAGGAGACTATGTAATTAGACAAACTAAAAGTCGTTTTAACTATCAACCCGGTAAAAGTCTTCAAGCTTTTTTTACAGGTTTTTTTAAACCTGAAGACGGGGTAATAAAACGGGTCGGTTTATTTTATGGAGCTTCAGCCGCTCCATATGACCCAGTTGATGGTATATATCTTGAAGTAATAAAAGATGGACCGCGTTTTTGTATCGTAAAAGAACAAGGATACAAAAACACTATAACGATACCACAATCTGCATGGAATGTAGATAGACTAGATGGTACAGGTCCTTCAAAAGTTAATGTTTCTCTTTCTGCTGCGCAAATATTTGTTATTGACTATGAATGGCTTGGTTTAGGAAGAGTAAGATTAGGTTTTGCTCAAGCTGGAAAGATTCATTACGCGCATTATTTTAACCACGTTAATGAGCTTGATCGACCATATATCACATCACCGAATCAACCTGTGCGTTATGAAATAAGGCAAACTAAAAATCAACCAGGAAATTTACACCATATATGCTCTACAGTTATGGTAGAAGGCGGAGAAGAAAATATCGGTAAACCTATTTCCCTCATGGGTGAGAGTGTTACAAATATTAACACTGCAAATTATAAAGCTTTAATTGCGGTTCGTTTAAAAGATATTGCATATAATTCATCAGTTACATTAAAATCCGTAGATGTTTTAAATTACGGGCAAAATCAAGGATATTATTCTGTTTTATTGAATCCTACCATTATTTCAGGTACTTTGACATGGGCCGATGTACCAGGCACAGCAATACAATATTCAACGAGTAACGTTGTTGTAAGTGAGGGTTATTCTCTTTTTAAATCACTAATACCGGCAGGGTTAGGAGGAGCATCTATATCTCAAAATATTGCGGTGTTAAGTGAGCTTACTCGTTTAGGGGTAAATATTAATTGGTCAAAAGATTTTGTTGTAATTGCAGGTAGGTCATTGAATCAACTTACAGACATGATAGCAACCATGCATTTATTAGAACGTTCGTAGTGTATGAAAAAATATGCAAAAGTAAGGAGATACCGAGACATCGGTGGTAGAGAAAGTAATAGAAAAATTGTAAAAAATAAACAAACTATTAAAGAACACATAAAAACTCAAAAAACAAACTTTAATAATAAGTTTAAAAAAAGAAAGAAAAAATTTACTATATTAGAGCGTATTTTTATGTTGATAATCGGGGCATTAGTCGGCTTATTTAGTGGTTATTTTTTCTTATTGAGGTAGAGGTATAACTTAACTGTTAAAAGTAATAAATATATCTATCTATGGCTACTTTTAACCCGCAAATATCTTCAACTCCAGGTGTAAGACCAACCTATAACCCAGCACTCGCTGAAACGTTTTCGTGGATACCAATACATAATGATAGCGATAGACCGCTTTTCGCTAAAGCGGTCTATTCTGTTAATAGAAATAATCAGCTCGGTCAAGATGGGTTTGATTTTATTGGGGCTGGTAAAACATCGATACAAAATTATAACGCAATCCAAACTATTGTTACAACATTAATAAGAGATATAACAGCTACTAACAGTTTTTTAGGAGATGGGTTAACATCAACATCTCATTTAACCGCAACCCCTATACCGGCTAATTTTATTTTACACGGCCCTATAAAAGGAGTTTCTATTGCAACTGGAGCAGTTATAGGTTACAAATAATGGCGTCATTTTACCCAAAATTTTTATCTCGCACACAGTTAAATTTTAATGGTGAAATAGCAAATACGTTTAGCTGGGTACCAAACTCTGTCAGCACGCACCCAGAATACTCTCAAACTGTATTACACGTAAATACTGGGTACCCGGAAGGTTTTGTCTATGTACCGAGAGGTTTTATCGCTATTGGAGATTTTCGCTCCTTACGAGTTGTAACACCAAATACTTTTCTTGTTAACCTTTTTTCTAAAAGTATACCTAGCATCGATAGTCTTGACAACGTACCACTCCCTTTTGGTTTATATTTACAAGGCGAAATTAACAACGCAACGGTGTTTGTAGGAGGTATTATTTTAGAACCTTTAAATGCTTTCTACTCCGTAATAAGGGACCCCTCTATACCTATAGATTTTGAAGCAGATATCTTAGAGCTTGGTTCAGCTGATACAAACACCGATTTTAGTGGTAGTGATACAACCTACACTAAGTTAAGTGCAAGTAAAGAAATACCGACTCATTTTCTTCATGACTCTACAGCTACAGTGATACCATCAGGTATCACTGCTTTTTTTGAAGATACATCTTGGATTAACACTATTATAAAACAAATTAACCAGAGTACGGTTAACATTATATTAACTGGTTATAGTTCCGATTACAATACTTTAGAAATAACAAACAAAGAAATAAAAATAACAGATGTAGTTAATTATAACTCACTTCTTTCTGGAGCAGTTGGTTGGGCAGAAATTATAGAAGGTGTAGACTATAACCACATAACGCTTGCTACACAAACAATTATATTAACAGCTACTAATGCTGACTATTCTAATTTTTTATCTTCAAACAAACAAATAAAACAAATACTCTTTTCAACAGTCTTTACAACCCCAACAGGTTTTAGTTCTGATTTTGTAGATTTAGAAATAGTTAATAAAGTAATTAGAGACCCTAGTTTTTTTACAGTAATTTCTAAACTTACAGGTTTTAGTTCTGATTTTGTAGATTTAGAAATAGATAATAAAGTAATTAGAGATCCTAATTTTTTTACAGTCTTTACAACACCAACAGGTATACAAGCTCAGTTTGAAACTTTAAGTACAATTGATAAAAGAGTTATTAGTCCTAATTTTTCAACAGTCTTTACAACCCCAACAGGTTTTAGTTCTGATTTTGTAGATTTAGAAATAGTTAATAAAGTAATTAGAGACCCTAGTTTTTCTACAGTCTTTACAACACCGACAGGGTTTAGTTCTGATTTTGTAGATTTAGAAATAGTTAATAAAGTAATTAGAGACCCTAGTTTTTTTACAGTAATTTCTAAACTTACAGGTACACAGACATGGTTTGAGTCTCTTAGTACGTTAGATAGTAGATTACCAGAACCCAACACTTCTTTAGTGACAGCTATTCTTACAGGGCTTAATTATGATTTCTTAGATTCAGAAGTAGTTAACAAGATTGTTAAAAATATTAATTTTTCTACGGAGACAGCTACTTTTACGGGCACTCAAACATGGTTTGAATCTCTTAGTACGCTAGATAGTAGATTACCAGAACCCAACACTTCTTTAGTGACATCTATTCTTACGGGCACTCAAACATGGTTTGAATCTCTTAGTACGCTAGATAGTAGATTACCAGAACCCAACACTTCTTTAGTGACAGCTACTATTACGGGCACTCAAACATGGTTTGAGTCTCTTAGCACGTTAGATAGTAGTTTACCAGAACCCAACACTTCTTTAGTGACAGCTATTCTTACAGGTACAAACACCTGGTTTGAGACACTTAGCACATTAAAAGATCTTTACTATCATGAAGAAACATATAATTTACCGTATTTATATTTTCAAGCTTCAGGAACAAATACTTGGTTTGAAACACTTAGTACTTTAAAAGATTTATACTCTCATAAAGACGTCCTTTTTTTACCTACTTATTTTTATGAAGCCTCTGGTACAAACACCTGGTTTGAGACACTTAGCACATTAAAAGATCTTTTCTCCCACTATGAGTACTACATACTACCAACCATTAACTATGAAGTTACAGGTACAAACACCTGGTTTGAGACACTTAGCACATTAAAAGATCTTTTCTCTCATCAAGAGTATTATATCTTACCTAGTATTAATTTCGAAGCCTCTGGTACAAACACCTGGTTTGAGACACTTAGCACATTAAAAGATCTTTTCTCTCATCAAGAGTATTATATCTTACCTAGTATTAATTTCGAAGCCTCTGGTACAAACACCTGGTTTGAGACACTTAGCACATTAAAAGATCTTTTCTCTCATCAAGAGTACTACATACTACCAACCATTAACTATGAAGTTACAGGGTCGCATATTCGTTTTGAAACACTTAGCGGGTTAGATAATCTTTTCTCTCATCAAGAGTACTACATACTACCAACCATTAACTATGAAGTTACAGGGTCGCATACAACAATAGAACTGTTAACAAGTTTAGGCATGCTCTTTCAGGCTTCCGAATTTTGTAATAATACTACCCAGCTTTCAGGTATTAACACGGTTTCAACACAAATAACTGCATCACCCACCACCACAAAATATTTCTTTGAAAATAATAATACATCATCTATCAAGCTAACCGGTGTAAGTACAATTTTAACACGATTAAGTGCATCTTCATCGAATAATAGATATTATTTTGAAGGAAAAACAGTGCTCGAACAAATAACAGGTGTAAGTACAATATCAACAAGACTTTCTGCAAACCCGTTAACAATAAAGTCTTTTGGAGAAAATAAAACCATTTATAATATCCTAACAGGTAGAAACGGAGACTATACGTTGCTTTACGAAAAAAATATAACACCGTTTATAGAAAAAACAACTACTTTACAAACAACCACTCTTGGTGGCTCTTGTTTAGATATTTCTCAAGTTTTTTTAATTGGAAAAGTAGTTGTACCTTCAAGTCTTTAAAGAAAAAGTATTTTTTTTGAATAAATAAAATATATAACTTTATGGAATTACAACTGCACACCAAAGCTGAAGGAACGTATTATTTTTATTCCCCCGATGAAAGCGGAGACTTAACACTCATCGGGCAATCTGATAACGCTATTACACAGGAAGGCTTAGAATACGTTAAAACTTATGAGTGGGTTAAACTGTTCACAACTTTAAGAGTTGGATCTGCAGATCATGTACCTGTACCTGATCATTATTACATGAAAGGTCTATCCGGAGAATATACAGCTGTTGGATCTCTTGAATTGTATGCAAACCCTGGTTGTGGTTCTTATGTGTTTGGAGACACAGATAATAGTTTAACATATGTGCATCGCAGAAGTTGGAGAGTTAATAATTCCACTTCAACTGATTGGGTTATTAAAGAAGTTGGTGCTGCTCCTCTCACCCCTGCAGATAATAAAGATTTATTTAGTTATTCTGTTTTACCGCCAGCGGCTCAGGTTACTCTTTCCGCTGGTAAGTTTATTATAGCGATGTACGAGCTACGACTTACAACAACTTCTGTAGCATCCGGTAAAGATATTAAATTTTTTACAGGGGGAGTTGATTCTTACCAGATCCCAGCAACAAATTACCATGGAGTATTAGCTTCACCGTTTGCTCTTCTACAAAACGCTGGTACCGAAATATATTACGCGAACACTGCTGCAGATGGTAATTTACTTTTTGAACCAAGTAACACATCCATCTACGGAGGGTTTATTGTACCACCAACTTCCCCTACGACTTCAACTACTTTTGTAAATCAATTTTTAAATGCAAGAAATGAATTTAAAAAGTTAAGTGCAGCTGGGCCATTACAAGCCGTAAACCCCGCGCCGCCGACATATGTAGTAAACTCTCTAGGTAACTCACCACACCTCTTTCATGCAGAACCTACAGATAAATATATCTTTAAAAGGTCGTTTAGATTAACCACTGGCCCTATAACTGGCGCAAGATATAACGGGTTGGTTATTACAACTAAAGCGCCTACCAGTTTAGCCGATCCTGAAATTTCAGGCACTGGTTGGCAATTAGTTTTTAGCGACACCTGGCTGAGACCAAACAACACATACCTTGAACTTTCAGTGACACATACGTGGTCTTAATAGTGTGGTTTTTAATTTGAAGGCATAATTAATTTTATGCCTTCAAATTGGTTAATAGATTCTGATAACGGGGAAAACGCTTATAAATTAGCTCTCAGACAGACACCGGAGCTTTCTCCAACTGTTTCAAAATTAACAGGTTTATTTTCTCCGGAAAGTGGTAGTATAAAAATGTCATTAAACGGCATGCAAACAAATTTAGAAAACGGTAGTAATAATTTAACCGGGCAGCCAGCTATTGAAAATGTTGATTTAGATACGTACAGAAGATTGAGGTATCAATATTCAACTATATACTCTAACGTAGTTAATAACTCAACAACTACAACTGATAAAAACCAAGATACTTCATCAGAAGAAGATTCGAGGGTCAATAACTTAGGTGAAAAACTTAGAGAAGTTTTAAAACCTGTTTCGAGTTTCTTAGGTTCAACAACCGGTAATATCACTGGGGTGTTACAGTCTCCTCTCGGATCCGAACTTTCTTTACCTAAAACTATACAGGCTATGATGAATGAGTTAAATCCGAGTGTGTCAGCAAAATATGAAACTTGCTATAAAAAATGCTGTGCAGATAAACTCGGAGAATACCCAGGTTCGTTATTAGGTAGTGTACAGCAAATTTTAAGAACATCTAAAACCGGAGAACCGACACCAATAAATTTTGTTTTAGATATGTATCACGGCTCAATGGACGCTTTAAAGTCGATTAAAGAGCTTTCAGAATCTATTTCTACAATTTTAGAGACTTTTTTTAATAATATTTTAAGAAATGCTTTACCAGATGTAGGTAGGTTATTAGATTCAGTTACAAGTTTTTCAAATCAATTAAACGGGTTATCGCAAGTATTTTCTGGTATTCAACAAATTAACACACTCACCGATCAATTACAAACTTATACCTCTCAAATAGACAACTTTGTACAAAACCCTTTCGAAGCAGTCAGCTCATATATGCCATCTCAATCTTTAGGTGGTTTTTCTTTTCAAAACCCTGAACAATTTTTTAAAAAATTTATACCTCCAGATATACAAAACGGATTAGATAAAATACAAGATATTGCAGGGGGTAGTTTTAGTGGTAAAATGGGGTTTGGTTTAGAAAAAGCTTTAAAGGGCATTCGTGGGAGTGCGATATCAAGTATCGTGGATGGTTACGCAACCCAGTTTTCAATGCTATCTCCACTCTTTACAGGCGCACCTCCAGGCGCAATAGCGGAATCTCACGATAATATTGCAGGAGTTTTACAAGCACCAGGTGGGCCAGAGTATAATATAGATAAAACAACTGGGCAGGTTATACGGGTTAAAAAACCTGAACCACTCTATACCCCTAAATATTAAACATGGTCAACGAAAGTCATTATAAAAAATACGGTAATTATTTAGGTATTTGTGTAGAGAATAGAGATCCGGAGTGTCGTGGCCGCGTAAAGATTTTTATACCAGGTATAATGCCTGGTATGCAAGAAAATTGGAACGACGTTGGGCAAGATATTACTATTGAATGTGTAGGTAATAATTTACAAAACTCCTTAGACAGTGCAATTATCGATAAGTTAAATAAAATACTTCCATGGGCGGAATGCGCGTCTCCGGTTTTTGGATCTTCTACAGCAGGATCTTACGACCCGGTTACAGGTAATTTCAACCAAACCAACTACAATGAAGGTGGTGATAGTGTTACAGAGCCAGTTTCTGTAAGTGCACAATTAGGAGAAGATATTGATCAAAATTTAGCAAATTATGTGATGAGTATTGGAGCAAGAGAAACGAGTTTCAACGAAAAAGAAGCAAATTCTGATTTTTATAATGGCACAGAGACCGTAAAAGGAAAATCTTATAGAAACGCAAATGTTCTTCGAGGTGTACAAAAAGAAGGTTTAACACTTGAACAATCTCAAGCAAAATACGGAGATTATGGGTTTTTTCAAACCAATCAAAACGATGTTGAACATGCTGTGCGTTTAGGAGTACCACGAAATGTAGCTTCTGCAATGAATAACGGCGGGGGTAGAGGAAATTACACCCCCGAGCAACAAGCAAGAGCGGTTGCTCAGTATATTAAGGCGTTTAAACCTGAAGCTGCAGCAGCAGCTTCTAGAGGAGATTTTGCAACAGCTAATGCTCTTTTAAAGGGAAAATGGCCGAGCTTACCAGGTGGAAAAAGCCATAGACCGGGGCAAGATGCTAAAGCAAATGTTTGGTTAAATGGCTCTAAGTCTGCTAATATTAATGATCCTGCTAGTAACCCGGATCCTTCATCATTAGCGCCACCACCACCCCCTCAAAGTTCTTCTGAGGGCGGAGACTATACTTCTAATTCTCAAACACCTTTACCCAATGTTAATGTACAAACAACATCAATGCCATCATTTTCAGGTAAGGCTACTACAGGTACAGGGTTTGAGCAAGCGTTTAAAGATAGAGTTCTTCAAGGTAAGAGCGGGCTTAAAAGTGCAAATGGCATTACTCTCTGTGGGCAAGGAACACGAAAAGCTGTCGGTTTGGCATTAGGAGATTCTTATTATTCAAATACCGGATTCGGAACAAGCATTACCGCTCAAACAGCTACTAATGGATATTGGACTAAAAAAGGAGATTTTTTTAATGCAGGTACTGTTAAATCTGATTATAAACCCCAACAAGGAGATGTATTGATACATTCAAAAAACAAAGGAGGGACAGCATACGGGCATGCTCAAGTTTTTTTAGATGGGAAATGGCATTCTTGGAAATCTGGAGACGATGTTCAAGGGTATCTTAACAAACCAGGGCAAGAAACAACATTAATGAGATTGACCTCGCAAGGTCAACAAAAACTTGCAAATGCAGGGATAGCAGATGCTACAGCTTTAGGAAAAGATGGAGAGGTATTACCTGTAACTCCAACTTCAACAAATGATGAAGTAAATGGAGTGGAAGGAGATTATAATAGCAATATTAATAAACATACAACAGATACAAAGGCGACACCGATGGATACGACGGGTATGGCGCAAGGGCTTTTTTCAGTACCTAATCCAGGGGCTATGCTTTGGGTATTTTTTAGAGAAGGTAACCCGTTATTTCCGGTTTATTTTGCAGCTTCATATGGTGCTAAAGAATGGGGTAGTGTATACACCCAGCAATCGAAACCTGCTTTTTACCCTAAAGGAGATAACACCGAAGGGACAGATATTTCACCAATTAACAATCAAGCTATTTTTAGACCTAATAGTTGCGGCGCAATAAAGTTCACAGGGACGGTTACGCCTGAAAAAGATTATAGAAGTATAAAAATAGGACATGCTAACGGCGGTTTTCACGAACTTCATTCAAAAGGCACGATACATTATTCCCCTAACGAGCATATGTCTCAGATTGCTGGAACACATTTTAGTAGTTGCTTAAATAGAGAAGCTTGGACACAAGGTACAGATAATAAAGTTGTTATTGGTAATCAGTACATCGTTATTGGAAACCCAACAAACGCTAATATTAAAACTATTGATGAACTAACCGAGAAAGTTAAAAAAATAAACGCAGAAATGCTTAAAGACTAATATGGCAGATTTTGAAAAAAATATACCTGTAGGAGATCCGTCAAATGCTTCATTTAAAGAGCTTGTAAATACTACGACAAGTAAAAACGAAGATAAAAAAAATACTTTATCTCAACCAAAAATAACAAAGACAAATTTAGACGCAATACCGAAAACATCAGCTCAAATGGCAGGTGCTGTTTCTCAAATAAGCAACATTGCTGCTAACGCTCAGGCAAAAGTTGAGTCGATGCTTCTAGGTTCAGGGAGTAAATCTTTAAGCAAGATAAAATGCCCGACATGCACTGGTAAAGCTACACCGAGTGTATACAAGCAAAAAGAAGAAACCCAAGAAGGGTTTACAGGTAATACAGGTTTTGCTGCGCGTATACCTCTTTTAGGTATGCTACAAACAAACCCTGTAAAAATTTCTAGTCTTTTTGATAAAAAGTGCCCGACATGCAATGGTAAGGAATTTATTGAAGATAAAACTGATTTATCTAAACAGCAAACCCAAGCGGCAAAAATAGCAGAACAAGAAACAAAAAGTATTTTAGAACTTGAATCTAAACTCGGACCTGTAGGTGGTAATCGACATATTGTAGTAGTTGGGGATGATTTACTTGAGGTAGGGATCGGTATGAACGACTCGAAATCGTATAAAGTAATAAAAGAAGGTCAAGTAGCACCTTCTGGAGGTAAAATAGAATCTAAGGGTACAGTACCTGTGTACAGAAAAAGCACTAGCGTTGTCGGTACAAACCCACTCGCTACACCAGGAGGACATTACCACATAAAGTGTAGTAATAAGTTCAGCTTATACACTGGCGCGCAAGGTATAGATATTACAACTCATGGCCCACTTACAATAAAAGGAGGAATAACCCAAATAGTTGGACCAGAGGTTACAATTGGTTCAGGTACAGGGCAAGTTACAATTGAAGGAGATCACTTACAATTAACTGGTAAAAGTATAGCGCTTACACCTGACGGGTCTGGATCTGGTCAGGTTACTATACAAGGTACATTACATACATCTGGCAATATGGTTGTTACAGGCGGTATGCATATTGATGGAGATGTTTCTCTTAATGGTGCTACTTGTACAGGTAAGATTGATAGAACGAGAGTTTCCTCGGACCCTAATCAAGTTACTGGTCCTGCTCAATGGAGATTTGCAGCATTGTCGAATGCAATTAAAGATTTTAAAAGAAAGCTTGCAACACAGATAGCAGACCCAACAAGTGTACTCTTGAGCCCGCGAGGTATGCAGAATTTAAAATTAGAAGCTAAAGCATTAGTAAAAAAAGCTTTACCATATGAAGATGTAGTTACTGGTTGGATAATACCTGGCACAAGAGTAAGTTTAGTTGGTAGTGTACCTTGTTGTTATTGTGGTACCGCATTCGGACAAATTGATGCTGTTGTTTCGAGACCAATAGACTTAAGAAATTTTCCTCATCATCATACATTAGCAGACAGTGCACATAGTCACGATATGTTTGTACCGAATATAAAATTAGTGAAGACATCTGAGGAAGTAAGAAAAGACGCAAAAGCAAAAGAAAATATAGCACCTGTAGCGATAAAAAACGATAAAAGTAATCTTTTTAGTAAAATAGGTAGTAGTATTTTAAGCTTACTTACAAGACGAGTAGCTCCTTAATTAGTAAAAGTTCTTAAAACAGTATGCCCGATTTTAAGAGCTATTTCTTCACAGTTTTCTTCTGTGATGTTATCCATATCTATACTTTGTAAGATCTCTAAAGTCTCAATATACGAGCAATATTTTTTTTCAGGAATAACAAATTTATTATCACTTGATAAAACAGAAAGTAAGTTAACTTGATTATTTGAGCTTGTCAAGTCGTATTGAGAAGGTTCCGATAAATAATCGATAACCATGTTTTCATATTCTTGCTGTCTTTTATCAAACTGTTTTAATAATATTTCTAAGGTTACGTTTTCTGGTACTTGTACATCATTTATTGTTTGAAAAACATGGTCTGGTTCAAAATATAAACTCTTTGCGTAGTCATACGGATGCTGTGCGAGAGCGGTGATAGCTCTTGTTGTTGTATCTATAGCGCTTGTAAGTGAAAAGAGCGTAGACGTTAATTCAGGTGAAAGAGTGTTATATTCTTCCATAACCTGTAATTATGCTGGTTATATAAAAAATTCACCTAAGAACCCTTCCCATTGTTCGTGATGAGTTGCGATATCTTCTTGCCCGTTTTGTTTAAAAATACTTTTTGAAAGTTTTCGATAGAATTGAGGGGATGGTGCACCTCTATACCTCCAACGCTTTTCTAAAGCTTTAGAAAAGAGAGCTAACGAGATTAGTGTTTTACTTGCAAATCGTAAATCCATACCTTCAGTTATATACGGTAGTAAGTTTTCTTGATTTAAATTTATATATTGATAAACAGTAATAGCAACACGATGACATTCATCATCAGACACTGCAAACTTACTTGTTAGACAGATAAGGTAAATAATATCTAACGGGTTAGTTGAAAGTATTTTTTCTTTACTTAAAATAATTTTTTCTCCGATAGCTCTCTTTATAATATCCTTTACCGATCCATCTTCATTAAAAAGAGATTTTATGTATTGACACTCTTTTAATGTGTAGATGTCTTCGATAAGCGCTCTCATAACTATGGAAGTTTTTTATTTTGTTGAAATTGTTCGATTTTTTCAACAATATATTTTAAAAGCTCAGAACGCATAATATCTTCTTTAGTAAATTCAACACAGTAAATACCGTTGGATTGAGATTGTTCGTCGTTAAAAAGATCAAACATAGGTTTAAACCCTGAGTGTTCTTTATGTTTAAGATCGGTTTGCATTGGATCACCAAGAATAAAAAATTTACTAAATTTACCAATACGGGTAATAGTCGTTATTAATTCCGATGCAGTAAAGTTTTGAGCTTCATCAACTACAACAACATTTGCGTTGTAAGAAGCGCCTCGTAGGTAATTTACAGGTGTAGGTTTTATTCTTTCATCTGCGAATAGTTTTTTAATATCACCCGTAGGGAGTAATTCTTCAAGTTTATCGAGAACAACATTTGCAAAAGGTTTAAACTTTTCTCCCATTTCTCCTGGCAAAGAACCGAGAGAATGAGAAGCACTTTCAACAATAGATCTTACATAAATTAATTCACTCGCTCTTTTTTGATTTAATAATTCAAGAGCAGCGTATACAGCAAGTATAGATTTAGAAGTACCAGCAGGACCTGAAAGGAATATAATTCGTGTGTTTTTATTAGTAGCAAGCTCAATAAATGCTTTTTGTTTTTCTGTCCAATCTAAACCTCTTAAATTTATTGAATAGTCTAATTTTTCTCTTTGATGCACTTTAGGAGATGTGTCTTTTTTTTCTTTTGAGCACGAAGCTGATTTACAGTCCGTATTTTTGCAGTGCTGATTTTTTTGTGGTTGTTTCACATATAATATTTATTCTTATTTTAATTGTTAAAAAAAAATATAGTGAAAGACAATAAATAAAAGAATTAAAGTTTATGTCATTCAAGCAAAGTGAAATCGAATCAATAATGGATCAAGCAATAGAAGATATTTTAGAGTTAACTATTGCAGGTAATTTTACCAAAATAAAAGATATTGAATATGCGTTTGATTATCTTAAAACTAAACTAGATGAAATTGATTTATCAGATTTTATTTCTTAAGAGCTTGAAGATAATCGTTAGTCTTTGAAGTTGGAGATTCTGAATTAGGTTCTTTTTCCGCTCCAGGTAATTTTGATGTATTTGTGTTACCGAGCTCTAAAGGCGTCTCAACTCCTATTTCTTCTTTTTTGTCTGACTGTTGTATTAGTTTTTCAATTTCACTAAAAACACTGTTTTCAACTTCATGCTCCGGGCTATTAGATGTTGGGGTACTGTAAATTAATTTATCCTCTTTGATGTCGTAAATATAAATGTTCTCTTCTGTAACTTTTATTTCAACAAAAATATTGTTACCGTATCGCCATTCAAATTTAAACCCACCCTCATCTTCTTCTTCCTTTTTAATAAATTTTTTTACATCAACAGGCGGTAAAAGTTTTCTTGGATCTTCTATCATTCTTTTAACAATATGAGAAATAACATCAAAAGATGTTGTATTATTCATATCTTCCGGGTTAGTTATCACTTCTTGCTCGGATAGTATACTATTTATAATTTTGTCGAATTCGCTATTCATGGGTATATAATTATATTTATGAAGAATACGTTTTATTGGTTCTGGTATTTATATTTTCTTGTTGTAAAAAGCCCGGAAATAGTTTATTTAGTATTATTAAGAGAGTGGGAATATTTTAAAATGATTGTAAGATCTTTAAAATAAAAGAATATAAAGGGCTAGCACGTTATTGCACACGAGAAACTATATATTCTTTTATAAAACTGCAGCTTGAAAATGCATCCAATCAAAGTTTCTTACTTTTCCGAGACTGACCCAGCCTTCTGCTTGTACGATTTTCCAAAAGTCATTATACTCTGGTCTTGCAAAAACAGCTTGTTTATCTGTCATTCTTAATGCGTTTCTATCTGGATCTAAATCTACAGCTGCTCCCCAGGAGTGAATAGACCAATTTGTACCGCCTCTCATTTTACGGACATTCAAACAACCACCAAAATTATCAAGTTTAAGTTTTTGAATTTCCTTTAAACCGTAAGCTTTTAAAGTGTTTTCGAAAATTGTATATAAGGATTTATGAATCTTTTCGTTACAAGTAATTTTTTTTATTACTATGTTTTGATCCCATGCTAACTTTAACGAATATGGTAAATCCAAACGAGCCTGATTCTCGCCAATATTACCGTAAAACTCAACCATTGATTCATAATTTTGTTTAGGCCATTTATTCATATTATCTTTTTTCTATCCAATCTAAGGGTGCGTATGAAAGATCGCTTTTATATTTTTCAGCATAGTCTACTATTATTTTTTGATCTATTTCCTCTTTAGAGTAAGAATTTTGACCTTCTAAATTAACTGAACCATTAGATTGCATTTTATAATCTAACACTGTTTGCACCCCTAAATAGCTAGCAATAATAATTGCTAGTATTTTTATAGTCTCTGTAAAAATAGAAACAAACGGCACTGTTAAATTAGGAGAAGCAGCAGTCAAGAATAAAACCACTATACTGGCAGCGTAAAATAATGCTAAAATGATTACAGAACAAAATACAACATAAAATTTTTTAGAAGCTAAAAAATTTATTTTACTTAAATCTTTTATATGTTCAGGTGGCGTGTGTGGAGGTACTTTACCACTATGTAACATAGCGCTTGCTGTCTTAGCGATATCTATAATCTTTTCCCACATAACTTTGAATACTTATTCAAAGTTATATATTTTTTACAAAATTAACCAAACACCGAAGAATGCAATAACAGCGGTTATAATTGGTAACGCAAAAGCGTACGCTGCATAGATAGGTGGTACGTACCGCATACACCAAATACCAAAAGTAAAACCATATATTGCAGCAATTATACCTGTCACGTTTTTGAGAAAATGATATCTTTTTTGCATCTTATCGTGTTTTTCCATCCACTGAAGAGCAGATTTTTGTTGTTCAATTCCCCAGGTTCTTAAAATAGTAATTTCTTTTTGTAAAGTATTTACTTGTTTGTTTGCTGTTGTTAAATTAGTTTCTGCTGTATCTAATTTTACTTTTAAACTCTCACTATTTTTTTTTGCAGTATTTAACTCAACATTCATTTCGTTGATTAAAGCTCTTGCTTGTTGTAAAGTGGTTAGAGTTGTTTGTTTTTGCACTAATTCAGGTTTTGATTGTGCAAAACCTGTAACACAAAAAACAAAAACCCACAAAAAAAGAATTATTTTTTTCATAATTTTTCAGGTAAAATAACTGTCTTGTCGATATATTTTTTTTGTTCTTCTTCTATTTTATCTAATAAAATAGTTAATCTTTCAGCTAGAGTTAAAGCTCTATCTATATTTACGCCAATTTTTGAATTTTCTAAACCAATCTCTTCAAGTTCTTGCTGTGTATCTTTTAAAGACTTTACTACAGCAGCTGTAGTTATCGAAGGAGGCTCTGGATCAGGTTTTGTAGACTTACAAGATGTAAAAAGTAAACAGATAGTAAAAAACGTGATTAAATAAATTTTCATAACTTTTATTTAATTAATATTTTTTAAAAAATCTAATTAAAAGTGTTATGTTTTTTCTACTGACACTGTTGCAATATAACCTGAAAGTAATTTTGCTTCTAATTCAAACTCTCTATATAATCCTTCTGGTAAAAACCCATCTCTATTAACATAATCTATTCCTAATATCGCAATAAAACCTCCTTCAAGACACATTATAGGAAAAAGATATGATCTTCGTACCCCTCTTTTTACCCAAAAATCTTTAAATGCATTATCATCATTTAACCCCGTGGTATCAACGACGTAACTAAGTTGATCGGTATTCATTACCTGTAACACGCTACTAAAAAATGATACCGGTATACTTTGTAACTTTAGTATATCGGAAGATATACCAGGTTTTGTTGATTCAAAGGTAACCGATATTTTTTTCATGCTTTTGTTACCAGGGTAAAAATTTCCCCCGTTATGAAATTGAGCTACCCAAACCCGATCAAGATTATGTTTTTGCTGTATATCGTTTAAGGATTTGTTTACTTTTTGTTGCAAGTCTATCGTCACGTTAAAATCTTTACGACGTCTTGCTAGTTGTATATTTCTTTTAAGACTTAACCTATATTTTACATACGCAACCATTAATGGCCCTGCTACTCCCGTTAAAAAAGCTATTACTAAAGGTATATAATGCGAAAAATTGTCTAAAGCACTCATATTTACATATTGGTACATTTATTTATTGTTTTTATCTTCAAAAATAAACTTTTACATACTCTGTTTATATGAAAAATACCTTAAATATATGTCTACACCGGTAACTTATGGCAACACGCTTCCATTCAAAATTTCATAGACATAACCACCACACAGACCCGACTCTGGATGTACGGTATCCAGATTCTTCAAATGACCCTATTGCGTCTCCAGATTCTCCTTTTCGTGGTACGTTTGTATTAAATGGAGCGCTTTCTGCTTTTACAGGTCTTAGCGCTTTTACAGGTAATTTTACTAACCCTAATACAGCTCTTATTTTAAAGGGTGGTGTTTGGGGGCTTATTGTTGATCAAGGTAGAACTCTTGTTAGAGACATTACAGCTAGTAATATTGTTATTACCCAAAATTTTACATTAAACGGTGATGGATTTTTTAAAGGTAATGTAGATATTTCAAAAAACTTAACTGTAGATACAAATACGTTATTTGTTAATTCAGTTTTAGATCGAGTTGGTGTTAACACATTATCCCCTAATCAAGCTTTAACGGTAGTTGGAAGTATATCAAGTACGCAAAGTCTTTTTAGTGGCCGGATATTTGAGGCTAACTCAGTTACTTCAAGAATTTCACTACGTGCAAACACAGATGTAACTGGAGATTTAACAGTAACAGGAACAGCTACTGTTAATGATGATTTAATAGTAGACGACAGTACCACTATTCATGGAAACCTTGATGTAGGGGCAAATAGTCTTTTTGTTGATACAGCAAACAGAAAAGTCGGTATTAATAACCCTACCCCTAGTAAAGAGTTAGATGTTATTGGGGAATTTCTTTGCACTGAAAACGCATTTATTGAAAAAAATCTCTACGTTGATACAAACACATTATTTGTAGACGCAGATAATAACTATGTTGGAATCAATACCACCACTCCAAATGAAGCATTAACAATTACCGGTAACGTATCAAGTACTCAGTCATTATATGTTTCAGAAAATGCATACATTAGAGTACCAGCAGACTATTGGTCTGCTGAAACATACTACGGTATATCCGATCACGGTCAAATTGATGTTGTAGAAAACGGAGAAATTGCATTTACTGTTAACGGTTACAGAGACCTTAACGGTAATTGGGTTTCTCAGGCTGCAGCAAACTTCGGTCTTCAAGGAGCTGCTCAAGTTGCTTTAAACGCTGACGGTATTATAGATTTACGGACAGAAAAAATTAAAACAACTGGTAGTTCTGCAACTATTTTAAATCGAGTCAGAATTACCCCAGAGGGTAGAGTTGGCATTGGTACTATAGATCCAAACCACGAGCTAACTATTATTGGTAGTTTATCTACTACTGATTATGTAATGACGAGCGCGTTATTAGCAAAAAACTTAGATATAGTTCCTTCAAATGTGAATCTTGTTAGTGATATTCGTACTTTTACTACCCCAGTAACAGCTACAGGTGATTTTTTAATAGTCAAAGTTAACCATCAAGAAAAAGCAATTAGACTCTGGAATTTTTAATAAAAACATTTATAATAAATTATTAAAAATGTTTAGTTTTTTTAAAAAACGTGTACGTTGTACACCAAAAGCACGCGGCTTGTACGCGTTTACAAAGTATAAGCGTGGAGATTTTATTTTGTTTATAAAGCCAGTTGATGAGGGTACATTAGAATTTATGCGTCTTCCATCTCAAGAACAAGTATTTCTTACAGAAGAAGATTTTAAAAGCGGGGTTATTTCTAATCTTTTAGAGTTTGTAGAGAGTATTCCTCAAGAAGTTTTCGAGGTGTGTAGTGCGAATATAAAAATAGTATAAGTATTGCTTGTTTGTGCCTCTTATATATGGTATATTTCTTTTTATGAGTAAAATAGAAGACAGAAAAAACGATAAAGTTAGCGATGTTAATATTGACGAATATAGCTTATATCAACTCTGTAGGTGGTCTGCCCTCGAAGAAGCTGTTAATATTATAGGAGATAAATGCGAAGACCGAAACATAGACTTTGAAACTATACAGTTAAACCCTCTCGACATTTATGATTATGTAGAGAAAGCGACTGATCTCATTTACGCTAAATATTTCACTACTTAATATGAAAATTAAAATAAAAGAATTTACAAAGAAACCAGAATTTATTGTATTAGGTTTATCTCTACTTTTTACTGGTGTAATAAGCACTGTTGTCGGGTTAGGGGGTATGCTGCTTTCGTTAAATTTTTGGGGAATGTTTTGTTTTGCGTTTAGTGTACAGTTTGTTGTCTTTTTTGTTATTAACACTATTTTACAAAAAAAAGACGAAGCTATAACTACAAAATTAATTAACGAGCAATTAAACGCTCTTTCAAAATATGTGGTTAGATTAACGTGCTCGTATTGTGATAGACCGAACAGTGTACCAATTGTGCTTAATAGAGAGAATCGTTATAAGTGTGAGTTTTGCCAGCAAACTAACGGGGTTAAGATGCAGTTTATTTCAACTCAAATAACAACCCCCCTCGAAAAAATTATTTTACCTGTTTCCCCGGAAACAACTAATTAACCCAAAAAGTATCTAAATCTTTTACTAACCGTTTTACAAAACTCATAGCAGTGCTAATTTTATATTGCATTTTTTTTATTTTTGTATAACGTGTAGAAGTTTTAGATGTAACATTATTTCTCTTTACAACTTCAATTCTTTTACGTACTAAATCTAATTTAAAATAAATGTCCGCTAAATCTTCTTCTATATTTTCTAAAGGGAAAGGTAATATTTTTTTATTTTGCGGTACCTTGTCCGCAAAATTTAACGTACTTCCAGGAGAATGAAATTTGTAATCGTCAGGAATCATCTGATATCTTTATTTATTCGTAAATTATAAATACTATTAATATATATATGAAGCTTTTTGTTAAAAAACAATCTAAAGATGAGCTTAAACAGAGTATAAAAGCGTTTGCAAAAAGCACTGGGGTTAAGAAAGTTACCTATAACTGTAAAGCGGTTTATATAGAAGGTTCCTACAACCATAAAACACGTATTATCTTTATAAGTAGTAGATTACCTAAAAAAGATACTCTTTCAACGTTTTTTCATGAACTTGCCCACCACATTGCTTGTAAACGAGGTATATGGAAAAAGTACCATACTCAAGTTGTAACAAACCCCGAATATGCATTTTTAGTTGAAAACCGTATTGATTATTTAGCAAAAAAACTATGGAATAAATACGTAGATAGTGCGATTTGGGGCAAATATCAATATACATATAAAAAAGCTAATAGACGTAAACATTTAAATTTTTTAAAGATTTTTTATGGTATCGATAGTTGATTATAAAAAATATTTGAGTAATATAATAATATGAGTTATCAACCAACAGTTTATTATGTTTCTCCAGAGCAAGTAGGTCAGCAGGATATTAATTATTTTTTACAGCAAGCTATAGCTAGACAATTTGAAGGTCATCCGTATTGCATTGTAAACGAACAAACTTTAGATCGTTTAGATCGTAATCGCCCTGGCACTCTACGCAAGATAAAATCTTATTTAGTTGAGGCTAGCGGTACCACACACAGTTTATATTTTGACATAACCGATGTCTCTATTGTTAATAGTAAGACAGCTGGATGGGCTTAATTTGTGGTAAAGGAAGCTATTAAATGTCCAACTGATTGATTTGTAGTTAGGGCATTTGCTACTCTATAACCGATTGAACTTGTTAGAGGTGGTGTAGAAAATGCAGAAACAGGCACCATAAACAATGAATTAAGCAGATCTAATGTTAATATAGCTGTACCGGTTGTATTATCAACAAGGGTACCGTATGAAACAGCTGCTGGTGGTGGTATAACCGCTGTACCTACTAGATACCCACCTGCGTACGGGGTACCAAATCTTACCGCTGAAACATCTGGCATAGAGAAAGCGCTTAATGAATCTACGGTATATTGATATGTAAATGCATCAAATCCTACACCAGTACCGTTGGTTGCATAACGTATATATGAATTTTTTGTTACAGGGTTTATAAAAAATCTAGGAAGAGTGATAGCCCTATAACCTGTAAAACTATCTTCTATTATTTGACCTGCGATATTAACAGTTTGGTTTGTTGTACCGTTGATTGCGTTTGACACTGGACCGGCATAATATTTACAATTAAACGTATTTACCCCACCGCTACTGTTTATATGGATTCCCTGCCCTCTACTTACTGAACTACCGTTGATTGTACAGGAGCTAAGAGTGAGGTTAGAAGTTGCTCCGGTAAGACGTATGGCTGCCGGGTAAGTCGCTAGTTGATCATAACGCTGTGTGGTATTGGTAAGTGTACCTTCACCAGCACCCCCTGTGATTATACATTCATTAAATAGTGCAAATCCACCACTTCTTACATTTACCCCTGCATTACCTAGAACCCCAGTAGGGGTTGAGGTATTAAACGAAGAACCATTAATTATACATCTGTCAAATGTTGCAGTTGCTCCACCGTTAACAATATCTACCCCGATTCTATCCCGAACTATTAATTGAGATGTCACTAAATCACATTGTATTAAACAATCAGTAAAGTTCGCTTGAGTTACCCCAGTAGTAGCGTTTAATAGAACCCCTACTCCGTTAGCCTCTGGGTTAGTTAGAGACCAACTACCATTAGTACCGTAACCGCTAATTCTACAGCCAATAAAGTTTGTTGTAGCGTTATTGTTGTAAACATGTGTACAATTGTTTACCGCGTTTGCATTAGGAAAAGACCCCCCTTCTGTTAATAAGTTAGGTACATGAGTCGGAGAAAGAGTACAAGAAAGCAAGGTACATGTTGTACCTGATTGCACGGTTATAGCAGTACCTTGCGTAGTAGCGTTGGTGTTCCATCTGTTTGTGGTTGCCAAAGTAGAGTTAGTAATTGTTATTGACGAGTTAGTTTCTCCTACTATAGCAGAACTCGTTGAGTGACCATAAAGTAACGGTACGGTTGTATTTAACGTACCGTTAGTCACTCGAACTACAGGTACATTGTACGATAAAGCCTGTATTCTTTGCGCACTTAAATTTAACGTTGCACCGGTAGGTATTGTTAAAACAGGAGATACAGCAAACCCGCCTGTTTGCCCCATGTTTGGGGTTCGAGTAAGCCCGCCCCAAGGTACATCCTGTAATACGTATTCAGTAACCATATCCACCCCACCGTTTATTATAAACGTGCCCCCTTTACTTATACCCGGGTCAGCAAAGCCCCAATTTGTAAAATTTTTATTTTGCAATCTCGGATATACTCCACTTGTATTAATAGTGATATTAAACCCGTTTGGTATTACTACAGCTGTAGATAGAGTCGGTACAACATTATTAAACCAAATGCTTCCGTCACCAAAATTACCACTAGAATCCGCATAAGAATTATAACTCGCTTTCCATTTTTCTCCGAGATACGCTTCAACCATTTTTTGTTGTTGAAAAGTTAACTGTGTGTTATAAACAATGATCTCTCTAATTCTTCCAATGTATGGATTGTTTGGAGTAAGTATGTTATTTAAATCCGCCCCGATGCGCAAACGTCTAACAGTGGTATCGGGGTTGTTATGTATCGAAGCACTTGTGGTTTGAGTGTTACCACCACCCACCGGGTTACCACCAACCATAAGCTGTAAGGCACCGTTATACGCATATACAGTCGTTATAATAGTTCTAGTAGGGGTTAATACAGTAAGATAATCTGGTTCGAGACCATGGGTGAGTCTTTGAATACCTAAAGTGTGTACTTGAAACGAATTACTTGTTTGTATTAAATTTGGCACTGTAATACCTGTACTGTTATATGCAAGAGGGGTATTTGTTGTCGTAAGTGCAGCAACAATAGTACGAATACTAGAGGTATTTGTTGAAGTTTCTGATACCACAAAATATGTTAACCCTGAAAGTGGGTCCGTTGTATTTGTTCTATATGTAAATATACCTGTATCCTTTACAACTTCTAACCACTTTGTTGTAATTCCATCAAAAAAAACTGAGAAATTCTGATATGTAGGTCTGTTAGTCGTGGTTGAAACACCAGCATGGTTCCCATACATAGATTTATCTAACCAAGCACCTATTGGATCTCCATCACTAACAACCGGAGTACTATAACCAGGCCCTGTATTTGTAGATAATTGATAGAACGTAGAAACATCAGATCCGTCGAGCCACAATACACAATTACTTGGCGATATGCCAACACCTGGGGTAGAACTGATTGTTGTTGGGTCTGTAAAAATTGCTGACATATTATGTATTTATACTTATTTTAAATGTTTTGAGCTGCAAGATAATCTCCAAATTCTTTTATTGTTGCTGCGGCATTACCTCTTCTTCCTACTGTATTGTTTATCTTTAAAGAACTAGACGGAGCATGCCATACTGCATGCAAGCTCTTAAGACTCACTATTCCTACTCCAAGGGTGTTTCCTACAGGGGTGTTGTATTCGACTGCGGTACGATCCGGTATACCCATAGTGCCTTCTAATTGAAACGGTATACCGCTAAGGGTGAGTGCACCGTAGCGTACCCCAAGAGCGGTATCTTTTGCTTCTGGATGTAGATATATTGTCCAATCATCAACTGCAGAGTATTGTACAAGGCTTGAATTCACCCCTGTTAAGTGTTGGGTAAAGGAAGCATAAGGTTTTGGAAAAAGTAAAAACTTACGAAGATCTATTGCTTGTAAACCAGTACTTCCTGATCTAAAACTACTACATAAATTTATTGTTGAGATATCAGTTTGTGTGACCCCTACATCTCTAAGACCACTAGAACCACTTGAAGCAAAAATATTACCCGTAACGTAAAGTATACAAGGTAAATCGATACCCCCGTTAAACGCAACACCCGGGCTTTGTGTGCCTGCAAAGATATTTCCTACAATATTTACATACCCTATATATGGAATGAAAACACCGTAAGCGTTTGAAACCGCATCACTCCCGTAGCATGGACCGGTGATAAATAGAGTACCGGTATCTCCTGGCGTCGCACCATGCGCTCCGGCTAGAGCACCAGCTCTTACACCATTAGGAGATATACAGCGTATTACACCTGTTTCAGCATTATACACCCCCACCATATTCGCGGTAGTTGAACTACCGCGAATAGTACCCAAAACTGTTAAAGTATTTGTGCCACCGAGAAAACTTGTAACACAATGATTTGTACCGGTTATAATACCGTCCCCTAACATGTTTATAGTTAATGGTACTTTTACGTTGAAACCACCGCCGTTGAGTGTTGTACGAAGTGAAAGTACAGTAACATCAGTATCAATATCTATACTTCGACCATTAGCCCATACGTCTGAAGCGGATGTCGGTAAAGTGGAGTTTAGCCATGTCGAAGAATTAGACCAGTTCCCGTTTGCATTCCCGTATGCGTTATAAACCGGTGTTTCTAAATTCCACTTTGCTTTAATATAATCTTCTACTTCCACTCTCTCCGACAAAGATAACGCTCTATTGTATATAATAAATTCTTGCCATTTAGTTGCTGGCCCCGGAGTTATTCTACCATTTTCTCGAATACCATTTAAGACCATATTATCACTAAAAGTGTTTCCTGCAGCTGACGGAGCTGTATTCGAGGTTATAGTGATTTGACTCGTTAAATCTAAAGGCACAAGTAGGCTGTTTTGATAAACTTGTGTACCGGTATTTGCGATAGTAATAGTTATAATTTCACTTATATCAGCGTAACGGCGATATGTACTTGAACCTAAACGCCCTGATGTCGCAACACTAGAATCATGTGCAAACACAATTTTTTCTGTGTTAAATATACTGGTTGATGTAAAAACCCCCAACCCTCTATTTGCCGTGAACCCGCCACCAGCGGTGCCGATATTACCGACACCCCAGTATACAGCTGAGTTAACATTTATTTCAGCCGCAGTTAGTGGTTGACACACCGAAAACACTGTGGCACCTCCGGTTAAATAACGAAAGCCTGTCACAGCGCCTGTGAGAAAATTTGCAAAAGTATTATTAAAAAAAACCGCGCTTAATTGGTTTTGCATTCCTATAGCGCATAAAGTCGGCTTACTACTTAAAAGCCAATTATTACTAAAATGATTATTTTTTGTCGATTTATCTACCCATAAACTTACCCGGGTATTATTAGTACATGGTATAGTACCTGCAGTGTCTTGAAACAAAGTTAAAGGGTCTGCAGCATCTAACCACAGCACGCAGTCTTCTATAGTTGTTGGATTGGAGACAGGCATTATTTATTTTAGTAAGGACGTTTTAAAAGTTTTTTAATTAAAGTGTGTACATCTTTAATAATTTCGCCATCAAAATCGCCAGGTCTTTTAACATCAGAGTTTATTAAAAATGCTTTTATATTCGTGTTTTGCTCAGAAGGTGTGAGTTGATGGTCAAATGGTGGTGCAATATGCACAGATATGTATGTATGAGTGGTACCGTCTTCTTTGTAATCTAAAGTTATCGATAAACGTACATCGTTTTCAATAATTGTTTCATTATCTATCTCTTCCATATATGTTTATTTATTGTAGTGGTGGAGGTATATCTGTTAAGCTACGCACTATAGCTGATAGAGATACTGATGTCATGGGGTTAATAAATTTATTGAATATTGTTGTAGAAAGTTCAACACCGTATGTTGAAGATAAGGCTTGAATTGATGTTATGGGTTGATTCCAGAATGCATCAACTGTTATAGGTCTAACGGTACCGAAGATAGAGCGTACCGGTACACCAATAATAACTGTGGAAACTTCTGGGATAATAGATGTACCTGTAAGAGAATTGTTTGGCCCGAAAACGTAATCTTTTAAAACGTTTGTGGAGAGGGGTAGATCGAGTGTGTAATTTTTATCAAAAAACACTGTCTTTTTAAGCACACCGTCAACAGAAAAATCACTATAAAGACTATCACTACAAAGCGGAATAAACACACAATGTAGAGCTTGTATAGGTACAAACCCTCTAATAGATGAAATAAAAGGCTCTGTATACCACGCTGATAATAACCCTCTTGAAGTTATTGTGTTACATATTGGCCCGCCAGGAGCTATTTTTCCAAATATGTACGCTGTACCGTTAGATTCATTATCAATAGCTTGCGACCCGCTGTAATTTGGCGCAATATCCGCATTAACAGCTACTAGTGTACCGCGATTATATATACCAGGAAATGACGTACCTACAGCTCTATAACCACCCCTTATTTTAGTTCCAGTAAGCCCTAAAAATCCTACATTATGTATTCCTCTATTAAAACGGGTAATAGCTTCATTATTTACATCTGTATTTGTAAATTGAGCTACACACCCCTCATCTATATATAACCCCACTTTACCGGTTGTATTTTCTAAATCCGTGTTAGAGTTACGAGCCCCAAAAATTTTACAAGAAGTACCAGATAAAACTGTATTAGTTGAAAGTCTTACAGCTTGATTATTACCAAGTCTAGTGTTGACAAAATCGTCACCATTTGAAGCAAGCCTTCTTGGTCCTTCTAAATAACAATTTGTAAAAATGAGATTCGATGAAGATCGGGCCCACAGAGCTGTACCGGCATGTCTATTACTACTACTTACACGCATAAACCATTGCCCGGTCCCGACTAGGATAGCAGATGATGTAACACTAAGAAACATCGTATCTACCGCAGTCAATCCTGTATTTTCACACATCATACAGACTCCACCGGTAACTAAATTAGCTGGAGCGTTAGTTATATGTGATACGGTTCCGCCGTTATTTAATACAGCTTCGATAGCACAATTTTTTAGTAAGATATTGCAGTTATTCGTATAAACCCCGGCGGAATTTAACCCTTGTTGTACCCTATTATTTGTAAAATTTATAAACGTGTTTATCGCTGAAACCCCGTAAGCGCTCAATCCCCCATAGGGTTGGTATCCAGCATTCAAAGAATATTGAATACCACTACCCTGTATTACCCCTGTTGAAGCGTAAAATAAAGTACCACCGTCAATCCCTACCCCAATACTTCGTTCATTAAACCCCCCGTAGATTGAACCAGATAGATAGAGAGTTGCATTTTTATCAATAAAAACCCCTGAGTTAAAAGATGTCGAAATAGGAAGAACGATAGTATTATCATGATATGTACTACCCCCGTATACAGCACCAACTATACTACATGTTGTATTTGATGGCACTAAAACAGTGTAGGGAGCGGTACCCCCGACAATCGAAGCACTTAGCGTCACTCCTTGAGACATTACAACATGCCCTCCAGCGCGCCCAGTAACCGGTGTTCTTGCATTAGTTATTTTATTTACTAGTTGGTCAGTAACCGCTGTGAGTGTATACCCGTTTGTGAAAATAAAATCTGAGGATAAAAGAGTGTTAAAAGGCGCAGGCTCTCCCGATATTGAAAAAATAGAACTTGATGAAAGTAACCCATTATCAAGAGCCCAAACTTCTCTTGGGGTATTACTACGCCACTTTGTATAGAGGTATGTTTCAACATCATTGATTTCTTCTTGTGTAAGAGCACGGTTATAAAATATAATCTCCCCGTAATTTATATACTGCCCTTTATTACCTGTAGAGTTACCTCCACCGCTATCCCTAAATGAATTTGCCAACGTCCATCCAAACCCGTCTCGTAATTCCAACATGGTTCTGCCAATTGATGTACCAAGGCGAATTACGTCGACTGCGGAAAGACATGTTAGGTTTTCAGTTAATGTAAAATTAACACTATTTCTAGTACCCGCTAAATATTCATTTACAAATCTATTATACGCGATTCTATACGTATTAGTTGCAGTTTTTGTAGATCTGTAAACATTAAATTGATTATTATTCTCTTCAATAAAATAAGATGCTGTGTTATAAGCTGTACCACCAGGGTTACGGTACAACCAGCTGTTATTTAGAGGTATTCGCTCAAAACTCGTTAACCCGACAGACATACACGTATTATTACCCGCTGGTCTAACTAACGGTGTATATGTCCCTGTATCTCCTGCCCCTGAAACACCTGAAAGTATTTGACTAAACATAGGCACGTTTTGTCTAAATCTAATATCGGTAAGGGTATCATCCCCATATCTTGCGGCCACAAAAACTGTTTGCTCAGCTGTTGAAAGCGGTGTTATTAACACAGATGTTGAAAGATAATCTACATCAAAATACACACTTGATAAATTACCAAGCACATTGTAAGTAGGTCGAAAGGGTGAATTTTCTTCGTACACATGTAAACCTGAAAGCCCAACAACTGATGCACTTAAAGATTTATTTGCCCAATATGCGACAAAGTGGTTATTTGCACTAACTCTTAATACAGGTGTAAAAAAAGAAGGAGAAGAAGTTACATCTACATTATTCTCAAATGTTTGTTGTTGGTTTGGAGTAGGAATGTACGTAGTGATACTGTTAGTTTCTTCTAACATTGCACCCCAAATTAACACCCCGTTAGGGTTAACCCCCGCTCGGCTTGTTGTCGTACCGGTTGTATCTGAGCGTGGGTATATATCAAGGAATTTTCCTAACGTGCTACCTGTTAATGTTTTTGTTACCCAAACCCTATACCACCCGCTAGCTGTTGGAGATGTTGGAAAATCAACTGTTGCTTGTCTTGTTGATATGGTGCCCCCACTAGGGCTACTCACACTCCCGTTGCTGAGATCTATATAACCTGTGACACCATCATATGAAATATAAATATATCTAGTCGGGTTCGCTCTTGCAAAGAACGATAATGTGTATGTAGACGTTCTTGGCGCAAAAAACCACCCTCTGAGATAGCGTACGTTGATGGTAAAATCTACATCAAATATTTGAAAAGTTCCCCCTGGGGTGTTATCGGGTCTAGGTACACCAGTTGCAGATAACGATATGAAGGATTCATGATTAACCGCCCATCTCGTATTACTAAAAAGAGTATGCGACATTGGGTGGAGATTACGTCTTAACGTAGATGTTACACTTATGTCTTGAAATAGTGTGCTTGTATCTGTTGCGTCTAGCCAAAGTAAGCAGTTTGGTATTTCGTTCGGAGTTGTAATCATGTTACTTTTTTAATTATATATAAATTACACTAGTTGCACGGTTATCCCATACCGCGTTTACCGCTTTTTTTATTGAACTTACACCTCCAGAGTTATTATATTCAATTTTTTTAATAACCCAAACACTATCTGAGGTATTTGCCCCGTATAGAGCGGTACCTGAAAACGATGTCCAAACACTACCAATAAGCACATAATCAAAGAGCTTGGTTGGATTTAACCATGCAGTAGAAAACGTTTCAACAGTAGTTTTTATATTTTGTAAATAACCTATTGCAAGAGAACTAGCTGTATCAACAATAGTTTCTGTGTTTGATAGAGGTATAAATTTACTATCCCCGTAATTATTTGAAAGAGCACTCGCTGTATTTATGATGCTACTTACAACCGATAACGGTACAAATTTACTATCCCCGTATATTACTGATAAGGAACTTGCTGTATCAACAATTGTTTCTATATTCGATAACGGCACAAATTTACTATCCCCGTAGGCTACAGAAAGAGCGCTTGCAGCATGTACTATTGCAGGTATATCAGAAATATTAATAAAACCACTTGTACCGCCACCAAGTAACAAGTTTGCATACGCTGCAGCTAGAGAACTAGCAGTGTAGATGATAGTTTCTGTGTTTGATAAAGGTATAAATTTACTATCTCCGTGCGATACAGCTAAAGAACTAGCTGTATGGATAATAGTTTCTGTACTCGAGAGAGGTATAAAGAAATCATGAGAATAGTTTTTACTTTGAGTGAACGCCTCTTCAATAATAACTGGACGATCAAATATCGTTATAAAATTCGTTTCAGTATATTCCTTACTTGCTTCTAAAGCTGATGCACTAGCTTCATCAATAATAGTTTGCCGATCAGTTAGCGGTATAAAATTATTATAACCTTCCGTAATAGCATCATTTATAATAACAGGTCTATCAACAAGAGGTATAAATGTTCCATCAACATATGTAAATGAAGCATATTGACTGCTTATAACTCCAGAGAGTAAATCTATCTGCGTGTCAGTGTAATCATTAGCAAGGGTACTTACAGTAGCGGCTAACGAATCAACATACACAAGCGGGGCATAATTTAAAAGCAAGTTATTTACATAACTCGCCATAGTTATACTTGCTTGTTGTATAATTACATCAAGGGTTACTTTTTTTGTTTCCCCACTATTTACAATAGGAAGTACGTCTTCAATCGACGGGCTAGATACCTCGTTAAGTTGTGATATTTTTTGACTAGAAGCCATGTACAGTTATATTTATTGCAAAAAAACAGTAAAAAATATTAACATTTAATAAATCTATTGTAAATCTATTGTAATTCTATTAAACTATAATATACTTTTATTTATGGATAAAATTGCTCTATATCGCCCAGGCGCTCTTGGGGATATCATTATGACGTTTAATTTTTTATCTCAATTATTAAAAAAATACGAGGTACATTATTTTTGCCATAGTTCTTCGTATAATATTTTAAAACCTTTTATCACACAGTGTAACATTTTAACAAATTTTTTTGCATTAGAAAATTACAAAAAAGAAAATTTTAATAAAACAGTAAACCTTATAGGGTACCCTTTACATGAAGGGTACCCCTATAAACCTATGAAAGCACATCTTTTAAAATACTTTGCAAAAGAATTGAATTGTGAATTTACTTTTGATGGCTTTGAACTCGATCCACCACCTTTACCAGAAAAAATTAAAAATAAAAATACCCCAAGGTATATAACTATACAAACAAAAACTGGTTGGTCTGTTTATAAGGAATGGTGGGGTTGGCAAGAATTAGTTAATTTATTAAAAGATAATCATCCAGAGATAGAGATTTATCAAATAGGAGGCCCAGATGACCCTCAGTTAAAGAATATTGATGGTACATTTTGCGGGGGCTCATTTTATGAAAACGTAAGTGCACAAGCCTGGGCTACTCTTCATATAGGGTTAGATTCTGTTTTTAATCATACAACTAATATTATATGGAGAAATAAGGGTAAAACAAAGTCGGTTATTTTATTCGGTTCAACACAAGCAGATGCGTTTGGGTACCCGCATAACAAGAATATAACCATGAATTTACCTTGTCAGCCTTGTTTTAGAGAAAACCCGAAATTAAGTAGAATACCACAAACCCCTTGCAATAATCCGCCAAATCAGACTTATGAAGCCCCTAAACATGAATGCATGTCTTTAATTACACCAAAAATAGTTTATCAAAAAATTAATATACACAATGACTGAAAAAATAAATTACAAAAATAATAGCACCTACTATCACGATACAAGAATGATGCAAGTTTTTCATATAACTTCATTATTAGAAAAAATAACTAACAGTAAAAATTTTTCAAGAGCTATAGAAATCGGTACAGCATATGGCGGTTTTACAAATTTACTAGCAGATTTTTTTGATAGTGTGTGCACGTTCGATATACAGAATTACAATGCAAATTTTTACGAACATAAAAATATAGAATATCTAAATTGTGATTTACATAATATTGAAAATATAGAAAAATATTTACTCCCTATATTAAAGAGAAAAGGTAACAACGTTATATTTGTCGATGGTGGAGATAAAGCATTAGAAGCAAACTTAATATCTGAATATATTAAACCAGGAGATTTAATATTATGTCATGATTTTTCTATAGATATAGAAGATTTTAATACAAGAGGTAAGAGTATATGGAACTGTTTAGAGTGTAGAGAAACAGATTTAGATTTAACTAAATTAAAAAGATCAGAATTTTTTGATTTTGGGTTAAATTTTGCTTGGGGAATATACGAAAAAAATAATATCATTAGACGAGTTGAGACAAATAAAATAGGTTTATCAATGATTGTTAAAAACGAATCTAAAGTCATTAAAAGATGTTTAGATAGTGTTAAAGAAATAATCGACTATGTTTGTATTTCGGATACTGGTTCTACAGATAACACGGTAGAAATTATAGAAAATTGGTTGGAAGAAAATAATATTAAAGGAGAAGTCATTAAAGAACAGTGGGAAAATTTTGCAACCAATCGTTCTAGAGCACTCACACACTTAAGAAAACATAAAGATATAGATTATGTTTTAGTTATTGACGCTGATGAAATTTTAGTGATAGATAAAGATTTTAACCTAAAAAAGTTTAAAGATAATTTAAAACAAGATTTATATTTTATAATATGTAAATTTAGTAATATAGAGTATGCGAGAACATCTATTTTTAAGAATTCTAAACCTTTTTATTATAAGGGTATAATTCACGAATTTTTAGAATGTAAAGACTTTTTTACTAAAGGTTCTATTGACGGTTTATATAATATACCTCTTCAAGATTCAGCAAGAAATGAAGGAGGACAAAAATTTGAAAAAGATGCTGTTTTATTAAAAAATGCACTTGAATACGAGACAGATGAGTTTTTAAAAACTAGATATACTTTTTATCTAGCTCAATCATATAGAGATAGCGGCGAGAAGGGAAAAGCTATTTACTGGTATAATAAACGAGTAGAACAAGGAGGTTGGGACCAAGAAGTGTATTGGTCGTTATATCAAATAGCTTGTTTAAAAGAATCTTTAAAATACCCTGAAGACGACATAGTACAAAGTTATTTAAGAGCGTATGAAAAGTGTACATCAAGAATCGAAGCACTCCATAATGCTATCAAGTTTTGCAGAACACATAATAGAAACCACCAAGCATACATGATCGGAAAACATGCACTGACTTTACCAGTTTGTAAACAAGGGTTGTTTGTAGAAACTTGGATCTGGGATTATGGTTTAAAAGATGAGTTCTCTATTGCCTGTTATTGGTCAGGACACTATAAAGAAGGTTTGGGGATTTGCGAAGAGTTACTCCACAAATCCCCAGAATCCTATAAAGCTCGAATTAATCAGAATATTAATTTCTTTAAGCAGAAATTAAATATGTATTAACCTACTTTCTTAATAAACAATCTTGTTGGTGTATTTTCTGTTGCAGACGGGAACGGCGTGTTAGCACTTGGGTTAATTGCAACATCGTAGTATCCAGCAGTAGCAACGTTTAATATTATTGTAGAGTTAAGAAGTTGATCTGCACTTGTTTCTGAAGCCCTAAAGTCACTTAATAAAGAGACTGTAACAGGTGTATCAGATGTTGTTTCACCTCTTCTTAATTTAATCAATATATCTACGTTACCAAACAAATCAAACAAGTGTATTTGCGAAGAAAATTCATAAAAGCCCGCTTCTTTAATATGTATTCTTGCATTTGTAGCACCGCTATTTATTAACTCAAACGTACTCGTGCTAGTATTAAAATTTTGTTGGTTAAAACGAACTACGTTATCTGTACCGTTTGCAAGGTTAGCATAATTTGTTGTCCAACTCCACCCACCTATTGCAGCAAGAGCTGAACCAGTTTGACCAGTAGCACCAGTTTGACCAGTAGCACCAGTTTGACCAGTAGCACCAGTTTGACCAGTAGCACCAGCACCAGTTGCTCCCGTAGCACCTGTAGCGCCTTGTAGACCAGAATATGGAGTAAACTTCCAACCTCTAGTAGCCCCAGTATAGATGAGTGAGAATGCTGCATCGATATCGGCATTAAGACTTTCTGTCTGGCTTTCAATTAAATTACCATTTCTGCCAACAGTTACATTAAATGGTGAAGTAATATCAATTTCAAATTGAACAAAATCACCAACAACTGGAGATGATGGAAGATTAACTGTAATGGCTGTATCGGTTGTTTTAACCAAGTAACCTTGATTTGGGGACAGCGTTGTATTAGAAGTAACTTCAGTGAAGTTATAAACTGTTCCTGTTGCACCAGTTTCACCAGTAGCGCCAGCAACGCCAGTCTCACCTGTAGCACCTACGGCACCAGTTTCACCAGTAGCGCCAGCAACGCCAGTCTCACCCGTAGCACCAGCAACACCGGTTTGACCTGTAGAACCTGTCGAGCCAGTAGCGCCAACAGCGCCAGTTTGACCAGCAGGACCAGGAGCACCAGCAAGATTTACTTGCCACGAACTAAATGTACCAGAACCAGTTGTGTTGGTTTCTGTTACTGCCATTACACCATTAGTAGAGTTGTAAGCAGTAATTGTACCTTCGATACTATTGCTTCCATTATGAGCAATAATAACTGTCTGGCCAATAGAATAAGCAAGTCCGCCAGCAACTGTTAAAGTATGTGGACCAGAACCTATTGTTAATTCTGTTGTAGAGGATGTTGAATATTTGTCACCAGCAAGACCCGTAACGCCAGTAGCACCTGTGACGCCTGTGGCCCCTGTTTCGCCAGTAGCACCTACAGCTCCAGTTTCACCTGTAGCTCCTGTTGCTCCTGTTTCACCAGCACCAGTTTGTCCTGTAGCACCAGTTTGCCCCGTAGCACCAGTTTCACCAGTTGCGCCAGTTTCACCAGTAAACCCTGTATCACCAGGTTCACCAGCAACACCAGTTTCACCAGTTGCACCTGTTGCACCTGTTTCACCAGCAACACCAGTTTCACCAGTTGCACCTGTTTCACCAGCAACACCAGTTTCACCAGTTGCACCAGTTTCACCAGTAACGCCCGTAGAACCAACATCACCGGTAACACCAGTAACGCCCGTAGCACCAACATCACCAGTTTGTCCTGTAGTGCCAGTAACACCTGTAGCACCAGTTTGCCCTGTTGCTCCGACTTGTAAAGGATAAAGAGAGGATAATAAAATCATAATTTTGTAATAATATTTATTCTAAAAATAAAAAAAAGCGAAAGTTTTTAACTTTCGCTTTTTTTAATATTATTTTTTTATTAGAAAGTACCGCAGTCAATTATAAAATTTTCAATTACAGAAGAGTCTTTTGTACCAGAAAGATTATTGGTTATTGTTAAACTACCAGCTCCATCTGTATATATAGTGTTATTATCGAGTGTTGTAGTTCCTGTTACAGAAAGATTATTACCGAGTGTAACAGCTTGATCAACGTTAAGTGTGGAATCTATATCAACAGCACCGACAACATTTAAGTTACTACTTAAATTTGTTACAGATGTTACGGTTAAGGAAGAGCCAAGTGTTGTAGCACCTGTAATGTTCGCTGTACCCCCTATTGTTAAATCTCCAGTACCGGTGTAGTTACCAATGGCGGAAATATTACCAGAAACGGTTAATCTCTCGTTAGGAGTTGCGGTATTAATACCAATGTACCCAGGAGCCTCTACACTACCTTTAATGATTAAAGCAGATACCCCATCATCTTTAAATTCAGCAATATCCGTTGTACCTTCTTGATTAACGACTAATGCGGTTTCAGAACCGGCATTAGTTATGTTAAAAGATCTAGTCTGGTATGTAGTTGTTTCTAAAGTTGTTGTATCACCTAAAACAGTAAGATTACCAGTAACGGTAACGTTACCACTTGCATCAATGTTTGTAAAAGTACCTTCACGAGAAGAATTTATTACGTTAGTACCGTTGATAGAAAAACTATTTGCATCAACATTGCCATCAACTTCAACATCTCCGAGCGCGCTTACTGTGTTAGTGAATGTCTTGATACCGCCAACTGTTTGATCTGTGACACGGTCAACAAATAAACCAGGACCAGCAATACCAATTGTATTACCTTCACCTCCACCATTAGCACCGTAGTAAAGTACTTTATCTACTTCGTTAAATGCTATTTCACCACCAGAGAGCGCTGGACCACCGGGTAGTCCGACTAAACGACGTTTAATTTGAATAATGTTGTTCATACTTGTTTGTATATATATTTATGCTAAGTTACTATTTTTTTTTTTAAAAGTAACCACCATCTCTTACATTTAAATTAATAACTTCAGGGGTACGCGGAAAAAACGGACCATCTGATGGTAGAGCTGAAGTTGAAAATTGTAAGAGAGAAACCGGGTAATCTACAAATCTTAACATTTTTGATTTTGTTTCTTCAGTAAAAAAAGCGCTTAAGTTAGGTATCAGAGCTATTATCTTTACAAGCTCATTATCTTTTTTTGTAAAAACAACTCGTTTGAATATACTCATAAATTAAAAAAATCCTCCATCAGTTATTCTTAAATCTAGCGCTGTTGTTGAAGGTGGCATTGTATATGTGACAATGTGATTAGGGTACGCGGTTGTTAAAACTGCAAACGTCCGCGCGGTAACACCAGTAAGAGAATCAGTACGAGTTCTTAAAAATATATAATTAACATTCATTACCGGGCTATCAACATCCGCTAATACTTGTAATTTTTCACGATCATCAATGGTAAATGGTATTGAAGCTGGATGAGGTATATACCCAGGAACAACAGGTGGAATGTACTTAGATTTCGGCTGCACAAACGATGGATGCGGAACGTAATTTTGCACAGGGGAAGGTTTATATCTAGTCTTACCTGTATTTGTTATAGTGGTTGGTTGTGGTACGTAGTCAGGTACAGGTGGAGGTACATATTTTGTTGTGTTATTCACCCCTCCATATCCACCATAAACATCTGTAACATTCATAGGTTTAGAATGTTGAACCGTCTAAGTTAAATAAATCAAACTGTCCTGCAGCTGCAGTATATGTAAGCTTACCAGTCGTACCGCTACCTGTTATTGTAAATGTTGTTAACCCGTTATTTTGGGTAACTGGTTTACTAATTACAGTCCCTGCAATTTCTTTATTATATTCTTCTACGGAGTTAATAAATTGATTCATCTCGTTATTAAAGATACCTCCTAATAATGTAGACGATGTGTCAGCGGTAAACGTTGAGGCGTTTTGGGCGTTTGCTAACTTATCTGTAAGCGGTATAAAATGACCTGCTGTATATTGTGGAGCAGCTTCCCCGCCACTATCATAGTAATCGTATATACACTGTGCGCTATTGTCTGCACTATCTGGATACGGTTGAGTAAGTTCTTCTGGGTTTTCTCCGCCTGAGAGTCTACCATAATCCCCACCGTCATTGATTTGTATATTAACAGGTTCACTGTGCATACCAGGCTCGTACGAGTATTCCCATCTTTTGCATTTTATATACCATACATAATGCCCCATTAAAGAATTTGTAAGTTCAAGATTTTGATCATCTCTTTCAGTAATTTCATATATTGGTGCCCCTCTAAACCCAGGTCTATCCCCGAAACCACCATACTCATGCATTTCAATTAAGTCCCCAGCTTTAGGCTCTCTACCTGCCCCGAAGAGTTCTGAAAATGCAGAAATATGTACTACAGCGGTCATATCACAATCAGCCATTATACCGAACTTAGAAAGCATAATGGAATCATTAGTTATACTAGTAAACATTATTATTTCACCGGTAGCTTCAAACGCTGAAGTAGGATCTTCCCCGTAAATAAAATTATGACTTGTAAGCGTGTAACCGTTTGTGTAATACCTTACTTTAGTACCATAGTGATTAATCTGTTCACGCCACCACCCGCTGTAATTATTACGCTCATTGCTATTGATGTCCTTATTAAGGTAGCGCACCGTATTCATAGCGTTTTTTTATTTGCCAAGGTATCTTGGACTCTTAAGCCAGGTATTTGTAAAAGGATGAAAAGCAGATGAGTAATCGTCGAGATTAATTTTTCGTACAGTTAAACGGTAATATAAAGGATGGACTGTACCTGTTAATAACCGTTTTTTAGTAGAGGTACTGCTAAGATTTCTTGAAACAAGGTTAAGTATTTTTTCTTTTAAGACGTCGGTTAAATTTGCTGTATTAAGTTGAACAATTATATATACCGGGCATGTAGATTTAGAACCCTCTTCTAGAACAGGGCCAACCATAACATAATCTAAAACCCGGGTGTTAATACCTTCAATATCGTTAATAGCTTGTATATCGTAAAGTATATGCCTCTGAGCGCTTTCAGTAAGCACAGGGTTTAAACCATCTATACACCGAAACATTCCAGCATCTAAATTATGCACTGATATCGGTTTATGATGATAGTAAAAATATTTATCTTTATATGCTTTGTCGAATTTACTCACATTGTTATTTAATCAAACCTCAGTAAACAAAAACTTAAAACCCCTCGCAAGCGAGGGGTTAAGCATTTTTTTTCTTATTTGTAATTACTTTTTTATTTGAAAAAATCTCCAGGTTTAATGTTGGATGTTTTAACCTTTGTGTTCTTACAGAGTTCTTTTTCAGAGCCTGTTAATTTTTTAGGCTCTGGCTCTTCGGTGAACTTACCAGTATGGGCTGTCCCTTTTTTAACTTTTAATTTACTCGCAACTACATATTTTTTCTTTGTTTCGAGATCTTTACCAGATTTTAAATTAACAAGAGGGGTACCGTGAGTTTCTACTGATTCAACAGCCTTTACATTTTTTTGATCTTCTTCTCCCTTTTCCTCTTCACCTTCTTCATAATTAAATTCTTCTTCTGGAGAGACTTCACTATTTTCTTCTTCAGTTTCTTCTTCAGCCTCTTCGCTGATTTTATTTAAAATATCATTAAGCTTATCAACTACACCCTGAAGATCAGATACTAAATCAGAAACTTCATCTTCTGTGCTTTCAATTTCGTCTACTGCTTCTTCGTTTGAAGTCGGAACTTCAAAATCTAATGAAGTAGAAGAATCGGTTTCAGGTTTCTTACTTGTTAATTCGTCTTCCTCGTTAATTGTTGACTTGAATAATTTTTCGAATGAATTATAGGATTCCATAGGTTTTGTTTTTTTCTGTTTTAAAGGGGTTACTTTTTGTGGGAGTTTTACTTTTTCCGGTCCGTCTCCAACAAGTTCAGCGTCTCCAATACTTTGTTTTTTTGTAACAACAATATCTTTTTTCACCGGTTTTGCAACTTCTTTATCTTTTTTACCTTCAGATAAAAGAACTTGATTGTAGATATCTGTAAGAGTTGGAGCTGTTTTCATATAATGTGTGTATTTATATTTATGCTACTTAGCTATTTTTTTATAGTGTTTCTTTAAAAAACACACCTGTAACTGTCGCTCTCATAAACCCTTGTTGATTGCCCGTGTTAATAATAACAGCTTTATCCTCCACGCACGGAGCAACAAAAATATCTCCGTTTTCAAGAACAGTAGCACCGATGTATTTTTGTAATGCTGAGCCTACAGGCGGAGAAAACAAAACTGTATCGTCTTTAAAATTGTAAAAGGCGAATTTACCAGCGCCATACGGCACCATACACACTCGCCCGTCTGGTAATAGTATACTTGTAATATAATTCCATGCACCGGCAACAAAGCTATTCACGCCTACTGGTGTAAACGTATCAGTATCTGGATCATATACCATAGCACTAGATGAATTATACGGTGTTAAAAATATTTTACCATTTGGTAATAAAACCGCACTACTAAAAGCTCCTAGTTGAGAGTTATTTAAAACTCCAGAACCAACAAACTCTACAACATGTGGCTCGTTTACAGAAATTCTTACCATTTGTGTTGCGTCGTGCGGGGTTAAATAAACATACTTTCCGTCTAAAGACAGTGTACCACTAAAAAAACTTTTATTACCGGTTGTTGTGAAAACAGAACTTTTAATTTCTTTTATAGTATCGGTACTTGGATCGTAAATTATTGTTCCGTCTTGACGACCAAACGGGGTAAGTAAAATTCTACCATCAGGTAAAAGAGTTCCACCGTTATATGGATTAGATACCCCTGGAATAGATAAATCTATTTTAGAGATGAAAAGAGTGTTTGTTTGCGGGGACCATATGTAAATATTTTTTGGTGTACCGGGTATTAAACATACTTTACCGTCTGGTAGTAGTATTGCGTTTGCAAAGCCAATAGGTATAGGTACGTTTATTTTTGTAAAAAGCCCGTTATATGGGTTATATATCGACCCGGTACCGAGCGCTCCTGGAAATAGTAATAAACGACCGTCCCCGATTGTTAATACTCCGAGATACTGCATCACGGGGTTTATATTATTTGTATTAATAAATGTATATGATTCTGTTCCACAAAGCACCGGAGTTAAAGTCATTAGTTGATTAAAATAATCTAGTAAAAGAGCTGATTTTGTAACTTGCTGGGAAAATTTATTTTCTTTTTCTTCTGCATATAAAGAAGAATTTGTTGCACCAACGTGCCACGGCGGGCTATAAGACTGCGACACAGTTACAATACCGGTTTCTGGTTCTGTTACGACACCGTTTTTACCGGTTATACGGGTAATTGACCCGGTGCCGGTTTGATTTAATTGTTGTGCAACCCCGTAAACCCCGCATGCTATATCTGCTAAAATATTAAAGTTATCATTTATCGTTTTTAAAGAGTCTCCGATAACTTCATCTTCAGATATTATTTTTATATTAGCAACACAATTTTTTTTCATATATATAACCCGGTTAGATAGTTTAAGGAAAAACTATTTTGATGGTAATACTGCAAATAAGCGGCGTATCTGCTATCTTTTGGAGCAAAAAATACATCCCCGTTACCAAGAACAATGCCTTTAGCGTGAGAAGTACCAGGTCCTAATTTTATACCTGTGTCGTGAAGTGTGTCGGTTCTCGGATCGTAGATTTTAATGGTGTGGTTGTTTTTCGGTGTAATTAAAACTCTTCCATCAACAAGAAGACAGCCACCTATACTTGAATCTCCAAGTGGGTATTCTCCACTTGTAGGAGTAAACACACGAGTTACCGGGTCAAATATACACGCATCCGGTCTATTCGTCGGTACTAAAAACACTCTACCATCAGACAACATAACACCACCAGAGAACCACCCTTCACCTGTTACAACTGTAGATTGTATAAACGTTAAAGGCATTATTGGAGATTCTGGATGCGAAAAATCAACATTTAAATCAAATAAAGCAGGTACCTTATTTCTATACGGTATCAGCAATATTTTATTATCGGGGAGAAGCACCCCGTCAATATAACCTTCATCTCCAGGATACGAACCTTGGGAATTTCTTATCGTGCGCAAATAAGGGTTATAAACTATATCTTTTGTACTATTGTACGGTATGTGTAAAATTTCACCACTCGGGGTTAATATACCTTTTGAAAATCCTCCGGGTAAATTGTAAATATTTGTATCCGGTATTACAGTTAATGTATCTTGCCCAGGATCATATATTCTAGAATATATTGTATTAAAAGGTGTAAGATACACTCTACCGTTAGGAAGATAAACCGTGCTTGAGTGCGCACTATGTACCTCTGGGTAACTTTTATCTTTTGATTCAAATATAGTGTTTGTAAACGGATCATAAATTTTTGCAGTATCTAAATAATTTGCTGCAAGGTACACTCTACCGTCCATTAATAATCTGCTACCTACATATTTATCTTGCTCTATTCCGTAATCATACTCTAAAAAAGTTACAGTTTCACTACCAGGCATTGGGTAGTTTTGTGCTACAATACTTTGTAGATGCTGTAGCACTAAATCAGATCTTAAATATTGCATAGAAACTCTATTAGAAGGAGTTTCCTCGTATAATGGTTTATTAGTTTTCCCGACAAACCAATACGGGCAGACAGCTGTTGAAATTGTTACATCTCCGGTACCTGAATTGTCATTTGTATAAACCGTAATACCTGTTCCAGCTATAATTTTACCAACGCTTGCACCTGTCTTTCCTGTAACAATACTTGATACTTGATAAAGGGTTGTATCTATATTTTCAAAATTTTTATTTAACGTAGTTCGAGAATCTGATAAGCATTCAGTATCATTAATTCTTGAAACATTATTTGATGGACAAGGAGCACTCATTATAGTTTATTTAAAAACGGGCTATTTAATACAGAGTAGTGAAAGCTTTCGGTACAAGGTATTGAGAGAACAACCCCGGTGTTTGAATTACTCGGGAACAAAAATACCCGGTTATTATCTAAAAGGGTGCAACCATAATAGCTTTTATTAAAAGAGTCAATATTCGGGGTTTCAAATTCTTCAGTCACTGTATCAAAAATAACGGCATTTTTACCGTTAGCTGCAACAAGAAGTATTCTTCCGTCTGGTAAAAGTGTTCCACCTTCATACATCGCTGTACCTATAAAAACATTACCTGTATATCTTACAGCATCCGTGACAGGGTTATAGATCGCTGCTTTTAAAGAATTGTATGGAATACAAAATATTTCCCCCGTACGTAACAACACTCCACCTCGAAAAGCCCCAAGAACAGGATCAGTTAATGTATTCGCTGTATATACCGTGTTGTTTCGTAACACCCAAAATTTATCTGTATTATACGGTATAAATAACACTTTACCGTTTGGCGCTAAACAACACCCATAAACAGATTGAGGGGTTGTAGTTGGCATTGCAAAATTAGAAGCTGTATTTGTTCTAGGGTTATAAACACCGTAGCTTGTCATATTATGTGGGCATAATAAAACCCTACCATCTGGTAAAAGTGTACCCCCAATAAATGCTCCGCTAACTATATTCGGCCACGGTACAAATGTGACTCTATTAGCTCCAACTTCATTTATATTGTAAATTGCAGCACTTGTATTATTAAACGGTACAGCGAAAACTTTACCGTTTGATAAAAGAACACCTCCCCAAAAAGCTGAAAGCGTAACACCAAACCCTCCAACTGTTTGAGAAAAACTTTTTCTATAATCAAATAAATATGAATCAGCTGAATTAAATCGAGGTATAAACACTTTACCGTCTAACATTCTTACCCCGCCTCTAAATGCGTTTACTGTTGATGTATTATTTATACCAGAAACAAACCCTACAACAGTAGACATATTTTTAAGTGGGACGTTGTAACCGGTTACATCCTGTATGTGTTTTAAGAAATCCGCAGACAATGTATTTGCTAATGAAACACTGTTATTATTTTCACTCAATAAAGGCACCTTTCTTTGGTTTATATACCATTTCGGACAATCTTCTCTAGTAGCAGTAACTTCTTGATTTAATGTTTTTATGGAAATACCTGGACCACCAATAACTGAATTTACACCAAACTCTGTGACTTCACCTAATGTAGCACATAGGGTGCACGCTATAGTTTGTAATTTATCAAAATTAAAATTTATAGAAGAAAGAGATTCCCCTATATATTCTCTACTACCAATGGTTGTAGTGTAGCGGTTTGCCATGACACTTATGTAAGAGGAACACGCATTATATAACCAAGAGCAATATATGGCGGACGGTTTTCATGTTTAGTACTACCACCCTCATTATCTATTATAATACCTGTTGTTGAATAGTCAGTATGAAAAACTTTTTCCCAATGTCCAGATCTTGCAAGATCTCTAGGCTCTGGTAACGGGCCAGCTCCAAGTGTTGCGTTATTATCTATTAATTTAGTTACAAACCCGTCACCTTGAGCGGGTGTACCAGGAGCGTGTCTATGACCTCTTTGCCCGCCTGCTGCAGTTGGCTCAGTTATTGTGTGTTTATGTGTTGGCATTTCACTAACAGATAAACGTACCGAACTAAATTCTAATGAAAGTGTATCGTTTGTATACGAAACATTATCACCTGGACCGAATGTTCTTTGTTCGTAGTTTCTACCAGCACCCACGACAAAGCGATCTTGCATATTTGGAGTACCGTTCCTACCGTCGCAAATAGCAAATGCCTGTAAATTTTTTTCAGGTTTTCCTCTACCCGATGAGAGAAAATCTGTACCCCCTGGAGTTATATCTCCATAGTACATTATTATACCGTATAAAGGCACATCGAATATTGTTTTACTTTCAGTTGTTTTTTGTTCTATGTCTAAAGAGCAAATCTTGTCTTTTACTACAGAGAAATTTTCATTTATAGTTTCCCTTGAATTCCCAATACAATCCGATTTATTAA